CAGTATGACTCCAGCAGAAAGAAGATCTGCCGCTAGAAGAAAGAAAGCAGCAGACCCTGGTCAGCAACAAAAGACTGGTGCAGCAAAACCAACTTATGTTTCAACCGACAAACCCAAAAAGAAAATGAAAGAAGGCGTAGAAGACATCAATGCAGGTGGCAGAAGAGATGCCATGAAAGATGCATTTAATGATATGAGAAACACTAAGTATGATCCCACTGCTGGTAAAAAGCGTGGTAAAAAACTCTTAGATCGTCTCATTGGTGTACCACCAGTCGCTGAAGAAAACGTAACTGAGGCAAAAGACAAGAAGGGTAAAGGCAGCGGCACTAAAGATGCTTGCTATCATAAAGTCAAGTCCCGTTATTCTGTTTGGCCTTCTGCATATGCATCTGGTGCTTTGGTTAAGTGCCGTAAAGTTGGTGCTGCTAACTGGGGCAACTCAACCAAGAAAGAAGAGTACATGGCTCTTCCTGAAATGACTGATGTTCAAATCAATGCTTTGAGAAAAGCAGGTTTTGAAGTTGAGGTTATTGATGAGAAGTGTTGGAAGGGTTATGAAAAGAAGGGTATGAAAACCATGTTTGGTAAAAGATATCCAAACTGCGTTAAGAAGGAAGAAGCAGAAGTTCGTTATTGTCCCAAGTGCAAAAAGAATGAAACAAGAGAAGAGTGTGCTTATGGCGGCAAGTATTGGGACGAAAATTCAAAACCAGCAAAGGATGTAAAAGAAGACACCGTTGAACTCACTGACGCTTACGGTGAAACTTTTGCAACTGTTGTAGATATTGTAAAACCAGAACCAATTAAGACTGTTGAAAGTAACATTGAGTATGAGACTTATGATATTGAGTCTATGACCGAGGCAGTCAGAATTCCAGCAAAGACTGGGAACATAGTCATGGTTAATCTTGGATGGAAGGGCAAGTATTACTCCATTAAGATGTTCTTCCCCCAAATTAGCAAACCAAGTAGGAAAGATGTTCAGGATCAGATAGAAAAAATCTATCCTGGTGGAAAGTTGTACACTTTCGTAGTATCTAACTATGAACCAGGAGAACCAATGCTCCACGCAGAAGGAGCAGCATGGACAAAGAAAGAAGGGAAGTCCAAATCTGGAGGACTCAACGAAAAAGGACGCAAGTCTTACGAAAGAGAGAATCCAGGATCAGACCTTAAGGCACCAAGCAAAAAGGTTGGAAACCCCCGTAGGGCATCGTTTTGTGCTCGAATGAAGGGTATGAAAAAGAAACTAACTAGTAAGAAGACTGCTAACGATCCAGATAGCAGAATCAATAAGTCTCTTCGTGCTTGGAACTGCTGATGAAAACTTTTAAGCAGTTCATGGAAGGTCAAGTTGGAAGTGATAGACTTCTTGGTGGTCTTATGAAAAAAGTTCATTCTGATGCACAAAAGAAATACGATCAGGATAAATTAAAACCACAACCAACATTAAAAAAAGTGTGAGTAAGTTATGTCTGATAATGGAGTATATCTTGGTAATCCCAACCTAAAGAAGGCGAATACCCCGATTGAGTTTACTGAAGAACAAGTTCTTGAGTTTCTTAAATGTAAAGACGACCCAGTTTACTTTGCAAACAATTATATCAAGATTGTTTCTCTGGACGAAGGTCTTACTCAGTTTCATCCGTATCACTTTCAAGAGAAGTTAATTAATAACTTCCACGAAAACAGATTTAATATCTGTAAGATGCCGCGACAGACTGGTAAATCCACTACAGTCGTATCTTACCTTTTACACTATGCTGTCTTTAACGATAGTGTGAACATTGGTATTCTTGCAAACAAAGCAGCGACAGCGAGGGAACTTCTCAGTAGGTTACAAACTGCATACGAGAACTTACCAAAATGGATGCAACAGGGTATTATATCCTGGAACAAAGGTAGTCTGGAGTTAGAGAATGGCAGTAAGATATTGGCAGCTTCTACGTCTGCGAGTGCTGTCCGAGGTATGTCGTTCAACATCCTCTTTCTCGACGAATTCGCGTTCGTCCCAAATCATGTTGCTGACTCGTTCTTTGCCTCTGTTTATCCTACTATTACTTCTGGTAAAAACACCAAAGTAATTATCGTCTCCACGCCGCACGGTATGAACCACTTCTACCGTATGTGGCACGATGCGGAGAGGAGTAAAAATGAATATGTTCCTACTGATGTTCACTGGTCCGAAGTTCCAGGTAGAGATGAGAAGTGGAAACAGCAGACTATTGCAAACACCTCCGAACAACAGTTCAAGGTTGAGTTTGAGTGTGAATTCTTAGGTTCTGTTGATACTCTGATTGCACCATCAAAACTTCGTTCGATGGTTTATGATAATCCTATTGCAAGAAATGCTGGATTAGATATCTACGAACACGTAGTCGATAAACACGATTACATTATGACTGTTGACGTTGCTCGTGGAGTCAGTGAAGATTACTCCGCTTTTGTTGTGGTTGATATTACAGAGTTCCCACATAAAGTTGTAGCAAAATATAGGAACAATGAAATCAAACCGATGTTGTTCCCCAATATCATATATGAAGTAGCAAAGAACTATAACGGAGCATACATTCTTTGTGAGGTCAATGATATTGGAGACCAGGTAGCATCTATTCTTCAGTATGACTTAGAGTATCAGAACTTATTGATGTGTTCTATGAGAGGTAGAGCAGGTCAGATTGTTGGACAAGGATTCTCTGGTAAGAAGACACAGTTGGGCGTTAAGATGTCCAAGACTGTTAAAAAGGTTGGTTCTCTCAACCTCAAAACAATGATTGAAGAAAGTAAACTTATCTTCAATGACTATGAAATTATTTCAGAACTAACTACATTCGTTCAAAAGCACAACTCATTTGAAGCAGAAGAGGGTTGTAATGATGACTTAGCAATGTGTCTGGTTATCTATGCCTGGATGGTAGCACAAGACTACTTTAAAGAACTGACTGACCAGGATGTTCGTAAGAGACTATATGAAGAACAGAAGAATCAAATTGAGCAGGATATGGCTCCATTCGGTTTTTTAGATGATGGTTTAGGAACTGATAGTTTTGTTGATGCACAAGGTGATCGTTGGTCTAATGCCTCAGTTGGAGAATATGGCGATATGTCATATATGTGGGATTACAACTGATGGACTTGGATGGTCAAATAAAATTAGGTCATTTACTCCTCAATGATAGAAAATGTAGAACTTGTGGTGAAGTTAAAAATCTTATAGATGGATTTTATAGAATAAGAAAAGGCGAGTCACTACCTTCTTCATATTCTTATGAGTGTAAACAATGTACTATCAATAGAGTATCTGCAGCGAGAAAGAAAAAGAACAATATCTTATGGGAGTATCCTGACTGGTAATATGTTCATGCATTGTTTCCCGTCTGAAAAGTAGGTTTTTAATAAATATTTTTTAGTTAAACTGAGAAATTAAAGGAGAGAAACATGGCGACTCCACAATTATCTCCAGGCGTACTCGTCAGAGAG